GGCTGGAAGATAATCGAAGTGTATGAAACCGAAGATTTACACGCTCGGCAAGATATGGAAAAGCGAGGCTAACGGCTGGGTCTACCATAGGGGGGGGGTATCCCCGACACTATGTTGCGGACAACACAACGGAGTTCAACCAAAGATAAATGACAATATGGCAAAGGTTTACAGGATTCGCAAACTTACTCCCCGCGAGTGTTTCCGCTTGATGGGCGTGAGCGACTTGGACATAACCAAGATTCAAAACTATCCCTTGCAGACTACGGACGGAGAGGAGTTCACCGCGCCCGACGGTCTGGAAATGAAAGACCTGAAACGGCTCTCCATTTCCGAAAGTCAGCAATACAAACTCGCCGGAAATTCAATCGTGGTGCAGGTGCTGGAAGGCATCTTTACCCAACTCTTCCGGGCCGATCAGGACACATTATTCTAACCGCAGCGATGCGCGAGAGCCGCGACAATAGCTTCATAGGTATTAGTACACTCTCTCCCGCCCGGTCTCCACGGCTCGCCGGGCATTTTAATTCCGGGAGGGGTTGCACCCGACCGGAGTTCCGGGGGAGCCGGGATAGGCGCGTGACTTACCGGGGTCGCGGTCTTGGGTATGCTTGGAATATGGCGGGGCGGATGCCCCGAAAGGGTGGGATGCCCCGTATTTCAGATTCGCCTCGCCGGAGAAAGCCGTCCGGCCATAATAGAAAATACGGCAATTCCAGGCACCGGTTGGCAGCACGGAAAGACGGCACACGGATGCGTAGTACAACGGCAGTACACGGGACTTTGGCTCCCGGGATGATTGTTCGACCCAATCCGCATCTGCCAACTTTCAGAGCACAATGCCAGAGGTTGAAAACACACTACTGATTCTCAACGCCACCCTCCCTCGTCGGGATGATGCGGGAGGGTTTCTGCTCGACAATCCACAATCCAAAAAACGATATTCTGAAATATGAAATCCACCAACCCCACACTTGAAGAAAAACGGGCAAGACTACGGCCATACCCGGACTATATCGACAAGGAGGCCGGAATCCAACTCTGCAACGATTCGTACCAGAATTGGAAATCGCACGGCATCAACGAGAAGGCGCAGCTTATCCTTTCCGATATTCCCTACGCCATCGGCACGGACGCATACGGAAGCAACCCTATGTGGTACGAGGGAGGGGACAACTCGAACGGCGAGAGCAAACTCGCCGGGAAAGCCTTCTTTGATACCGACTACACCTTCCGGGTGAAGGAGTTCCTTCACTTTTCAAGCCAGATGCTCAAGCCGGAGCCAAAAAGCAACGCGGACGGAAAGGAGATAGGAAAGAACGGCAAGAAATCGGGGGGGGCGCCCTGTATGGTTATATTCTGCTCCTTCGAGCAACAGTTCCAACTTATCGAAACCGCAAGGGACTTCGGGTTTAACAACTACATCAACCTTGTGTTTCGGAAGAACTACTCCGCGCAAGTCTTGAAAGCCAATATGCGGATCGTCGGCAACTGCGAGTATGCCGTACTCCTTTACCGGAACCGCCTGCCGAAGTTCAACAATTTCGGGACGATGGTTTTCAACTGCTTCGACTGGGTGCGGGACAATGACACCGCGAAAGTCCATCCTACGCAAAAATCCGTTCCCGTCTTGGAACGGCTCATCGAGATACTGACAGACGAGGGGGACGTGGTTATCGACCCTTGCGCCGGAAGCGGGACCACGCTATTGGCCGCCGCCAATCTTCGCCGGAAGGCATACGGCTTTGAAATCAAAAAGGACATCTTCAAGGAAGCGACAACGAAAGTCCTTCCGTTCGTTCAAAGGACACTTTTCTAACAATGAAGAACAAACTATCAACCATCCTTGGTGTACTCTGCATCGCGGCCATCTTGACCGCTTGTTGCATCACCGACAAGAACGGCGACCCGTGCGCCGTGAATTATGTGCTATTCGCCGTCGCCACCTTGTTCGGCATCGGCTCTAAACTTACGGAGAAAAGATATGGCAGACTTCGCTGAAAAGGCTTTCGCCGATGCCGTTGAAACGATGGCTGGTGCCGAGTTCGACGGATTCCACAAGCGCATCATCCAAGATAGCGACACCATCCTGACCACCGCCGCCGTCCTTGCCGGGATGGACGAAATGGAAAGACTGGCCGGAGTGGTAAACAAGAAGGGGCTCGCGGATGTACTCGCAAGATACGTGATGGAACTCCTCACCATAGGATACCACATCGGCTACAAGGAGGGGAGGATGGCGCAATGAGCCAGGGCAAGAAGTTCCACTTCACCGACGAACAGATTGCCTGGGTCAAGGAGCATTTCCCGGACACCCTGAACGCGGAGATATGCGAATATCTTGATTGCAGTGAAACGGTACTCCGGCTCCTCGCCCGTTCGTTGGGCCTTGAAAAGAGCGAGGCCCACAAGCAACGGAGGCAGGATAAGGCATTGAAGGGAATCCGGCGGTACTTCCTTACCCATAAGCCGACCGACAACTCCGCACACCTTCGGCAGTATTGCTTCAAGCCCGGCAACGACCCGCGCACCTTCGGTGGATTCCAGGACGGACTTAAACGGGGACACGCCAAGCGGAACCAGACCATCCGCGAGGAGAAGGCAAGGATCGCCTTCGGTCTTCCACAACGGACGAAACTCCACTTGAAAAGCCAACCGAGGAAGAAGATAGACCAACGGCACTACCTCAAGGGCCGGGGGTACATCATCGACAACGAGAACAACATCGCCTACTACACCGACCAGACGGCAAGGGCGGTCAAGCTCGAAACGGGCCCGAAGCGTTATTTCAGCTTTGCGCCGCTACCCGAAAACGAAAACATTTCTAACTAACAACAATATGGCAAACGAAAACACGGCTATCGCTCCGTTAAAAGCGTTCAACCAGTTCATCGCCAATCCCCGGACGCAGGAATACCTTACCACCGTCCTCGCGGAGAAGAAGGCGAGCTTCGTGAACAACATCACCGCATTGGTGAGCAACAACGCCGCCTTGCAAGTCTGCAAGCCGGACACGCTGATGTTCGCCAGCCTCAAGGCAACGGCCCTCGATTTACCCCTCGACCAGAACCTCGGCTTCGCCTATGTCCTTCCCTATAAGGACAACAAGTCAGGAACCACCCTCGCGCAGTTCCAGATGGGCTACAAGGGATTCATCCAACTCGCCATCCGGTCCGGCCAGTTCAAGACCATCAACGCAAGGGACGTCCGCGAAGGCGAGCTCGTCGGCGAGGATTTCATCACCGGGGAACTGACCTTCAAGAAGGCGGAAAACCGCGAGTCGCTTCCCGTCGTCGGCTATGTCGCATACTTCAAGTTGCTCAACGGCTTCGAGAAGTACCTTTATATGACCGCCGCCGAAGTCAAGGCCCACGCCCTCCGGTTCAGCCAGACTTTCAAGCGCGGCTACGGCCTTTGGGCCGACAAGGAAATGTTCGACAGTATGGCGAAAAAGACCGTCATCAAGCTCCTGCTTTCCAAGTACGCCCCGCTCTCCGTGGAGATGCAGAAAATCCAAGAGGCGGTCGATGCCGACCAATCCGTTATGCGGAACCCCGGTCAGTACGAATACGTGGACAACACCCCCGACGAGCAACCGCAACCAGAAAGCGCCACCGCGAAGGAGAAGGCCGAGGCGGTCAAGGCCCAAGTCGAAGCGGCGAAGGCAAGGCGCAACAACGCATCGGCGCCCAAACCCGAACCCAAGCCCGAACCGACACCGGCCCCGGAAACCGTGAACACCGACACCGGGGAGGTTCGGGAGGAGGAAGATGATGACGATGCTCTGTTCCCGGAGGGATAGTTATGAAGCCGGAACTGGTTGAAGAATGGAGACCCGTAGTTGGTTACGAAGGCCGCTACGAGGTCTCCAATCTTGGAGAGGTAAGAAGCCTTCCGCGCACAATGAAAGCGAGGCACGGAGGAGCGCCTAATGGTTATCACATGAAGGGGCGTATTCTGAAAAAGAATAGCACCCCAAACGGGTACTATTTCGTTCCTCTTGGGAAGGGGAAGCGTGGGCTCGTCCATAGATTAGTATTGGAGGCTTTCGTGCCAAACCCGGATAACAAACCGTGTTGTGACCATATAGACGCGAATCGCCACAATAATAGAGTTGGCAACCTTCGGTGGGCGACCTGGCAAGAAAACAATGCACACCCACACGCTGTTGCGATGCGCTCGAAGCCAGTTCTTCAAATTGACAAAGAAACCGGAGCTATTATCAATAGGTTCAATTCGGTAAAGGAGGCAAACGAAGCACTCAAAACATCGTATGTGTCAAAGTGTTGTCACGGTAAACAAATGACAACGGCTGGGTATAAATGGAGATTTGAAAATGAAACCGACAATCATTAGACCAAAAGACCGAGCCGAATGGCTCAAAATCCGGGAGAACGGAATCGGCGCATCCGAGGTGTCTGCCGTTATAGGCATCAACCCGTGGGAGTCACCGTTCAGCCTTTTCTTACGGAAAACGAAACAAGTTCCTCCGATTGAGGAAAATGTGGCGATGCACATGGGACACCTCCTCGAAGGGGTGGTTGTCACCTTATGGGAGGAAGCGACTGGCTGGAAGGCCGTGAAAGCCTCCGCAAAGGACATCATCTACCAAGACCCGAAGCACCCTTGGCGCATCTGCACACCTGACCGCCTCGCCTTTGAAATCAACCCGCGCACCGGGAAGAAGGAGAAGGTGCTTCTGGAAGTCAAGACTTCCGCCCTACAATTCGACGCGGACGATCCGCCGTCCTATTATGTCGCACAATGTCAGTACCAAATGCACATCACGGGAATCCATGTGTGCTATCTCTGTTGGCTCGTAAACGGAAGGACTTTCGGATATGTGAGAATCGAATATGACCCGGAGTTTGCCGAATGGCTCGTTTCCGAGGTCGATACATTCTGGATTGAAAACGTCCTCGCCGGGGTGGAGCCGGAAGCAATCACGGTTTCCGACATCACCACGAAATTCCCCAAATCCACGCCGGAGAAGGCACTTGAAGCCGACGACAAGGCATTGTCCCAAATCGCGGAGATACGCGAAAAAAAGGCCGTTTATGACGCATTGGGAAAGGAAATCGAAGCCTTGCAGGATTCGCTCAAACTCTATATGGCGGATTCCGAGGCTTTGCTTGACGAATCCGGCAACGTCATCCTCACCTGGAAGTCCGGGAAGGACAAGACCTCCTTCGACTCCAAAACCTTCGCCGCCGAGAATCCCGACCTCTATGCCAAGTATTGCAGGACGGTTCCCGGCGCAAGGTCTTTCCTCATCAAGAAACAAAAAGACAAGTAACGACAATGGAAACAAATCTTTATGACAAAGAGAAGGCGGCATTGTATGACTTGCAATACATTTTGTGGCAAGATGCCCAGCGCGTTACGGGGAATAAGGTTCAGGCCGTTGTCGTATATGGCTTCGATTTTGACACCCCGGACTACCCGGACGATTCTATCTTGATAGTTGTTGAAGTAACCGTTGTTATGCCGGGTAGAAAAGTCACTCGCGCATTTTACACCAACGGCGAACACGACATAAAGTCTAACTACTTCATTCGACATATTGAAGAAGTGGTATTCAAGGACGTTTTATCCGAACAATAAGATTCAAACGCACTATGGCATCACTCAACGATTGCAACTTCATCGGGAACTGCGCGGCGGCTCCCGAAATGCGGACCTTCGACAACGGGAACAAGATCGCCTCCGTCCGCATCGCCGTGACGGAGCGCTACACCACCCGCGACGGAAACGCCCAGGAGCGAACCGAATGGGTCCCCGTCGTGTTCAACGGCAAGCTCGCTGACGTGGCGGAAAGGCTGTTGGCAAAGGGAACGCCCATCTTCGTCTCCGGCAAATACCACACCCGCGAATGGACCGACCAGAACGGGGGCAAGCGGTACGCCACCGAGATCACGGCGGACAACCTCCAGATACTCGGCAAGAAGCCGGAATCCAGCCAACCCCGGAACAACGGCGGGTACAACGATTCATTCTAACCCTATGCAATACGGCCTTCCCTACAAGGGTTCCAAGTCAAAGATAGCGGACGCAATCATCGAGCATCTTCCCCCGGCAAGGGTGTTGTATGACCTTTTCGCCGGGGGATGCGCTATCACACACGCGGCCATACTCTCCGGCAAATGGGAGAGGGTAATCGCAAACGATGTGAAACCATATCCAATCCTTTTTCGTGATGCCGCCCTGGGGAAGTATCGGAACGCATATCAATGGGTAAGCCGCGGGGACTTCTTCGCCACGGATGACCCGTTCGAGAAACTCGTCTTTTCCTTCGGGAACGACTGCCGGACATACATCTACGCAGAGGGGGAGAAAAACGAGAATTGGAAACGGGCCTTGCACTACGCCATCTGCTTCCACGACTACCAGCCGATGATTGACCTCGGCGGCCCGGACTTGTCGGGAATAGACTCTTGCCGGACGATGAAGCAACGCCGCCTCAAGGCATACGCCATCCTGGGCGGCAAGGAGTGGTACGACAAGGACATCCACCTCGAGAACCTCGAACGGCTGGAACGGTTGCAGAACCTCGAACGGCTGGAACGGTTGCAGAACCTCGAACGGCTGGAAGTGATTCAAGGCAATTATTGGGAAGTGGAGATTGAGGAAGATGCGGTCATCTATCTTGATCCGCCCTACGCCAACACCAACGGCTACGGCGCGAAGAAGATCTCCGACTTCGACTCCGAACGGCTCTACGAGTGGATTCTCTGCCAGAAGGCGCCGGTCTTTATCTCCGAGTACGAAATGCCCGCAGACCGCTTCGAGTGTATATGGGAAATGAAAGTCAAATCCCTTATCTGCCAAGATGGTCCTACCGAGGCGACCGAACGCCTATTCGTCCCGAAAGGGATGAAGTTCGACAAGATAACACTTTTCTGATGGAAATAAGAATGGGTAATTTCATCATCGTGCCAAGAACGATTTTCGACAAGGGAACTTTCGGAAAGGACGAGCCGTTTACGAAAAGGGAGGCTTTTCTGGACTTGGTGCAGATGGCCGCCTTTGAGGAAACGGACTATTTCGTGTCCGGGTACAAGTACCACGTAGGGCGCGGGCAACTCGCCGTTTCAAAGAGTTTCCTTGTCAAAAGGTGGGGTTGGAGCATAGACAAGGTGCGCAGGTATCTCGACTACTTGCAACGCAACGGGTGGTGCAACTGTTGGTGCGACCACCAATGCCGCCAACCAATTACGCTTATATCAATCAGTTGCTACGATAACTACCAAGGCAACGATACTACCGGCGACACTACCGACACTACCACTCGCGCTACTGGCGGTGACACCATCGGCGACACCCAAGATAATAAGAATAAGAAGAACAATAACAATAATACACCTTCCTATGCCGAATCCGTGAACCGGATTTACGCGCTCTATCCCACGTCCACGAAAAGGCCGGACGGGAACACGGTCGCCCTCAAATCATCCAAGAAGAACAAGGCGAAGATAGAGAGGATGCTTTCTTCCGGCGAGTACACCGAGGAATCCCTCACCTACGCCATCACCCGGTATCTGGAGGAATCCAAGCCGGAATACCTCAAACTCTTCGAGACCTTCCTGAACCAAGTCCCGGACTACGGCGGCGACCAGTCCAAGCAAGGCGCATCCACCGAACGACAGCCCGCCCCTGAAGGCCCGAAACGGAAAACCCTTGACGATTGCAAGACGAGGGAAGAGGCCCTGGCGTGGGCGAGGAATCTCACCAAAGAGGACAAGGATCACATCTACAACACCAGCTTCAAGTACTTGCATCCAAAAGAGAAAGGGGAGGACAGGAAATCCTATTGGGACCGCGTGATGCCGTTCTGGGAGCAGGAACTTGCCGCCTTCGTGGAACGGAGGCTCATCGCCGTAAACAACAGATTCTAAAATGGGAAACTACAACCGGGAACTGACCCTTGCGGACATTCCGCTACCCGGAACGGAACTCCTTGAACGGCAAGTGATCGCCGACGCGGTGAACGACCCGGACACCATCGGGGAGGTTGCGGGCTTCGTGTTCCCGGAATACTTCTCGTCGGACGGGCGCCGGTTCATCTGGAACACCATCATCGGGATGTTCAATGCAAGGGAGCCGATAGACATAACATCGGTCTGGCATCGGGCCGGAAAAGCCTACGTCGAGGAGATCGCAACACAGAACATCACCCCGGCGGTCCGGCTGGGATTCAT